TCTTTCTAAGGCAAAAGATGCAGAGTTCTCTGCAGGGTCTACTTCTTACTGGAGAAAGTATCTTGCTCAAAATTCTTCATATGTTTTTGGTGGATCTGAACCAGCTGACACTGTAGAAACTGGTTATACCTATGGTTATACTTTACCAACCAATGGTTCGTGGGATGTACTAGTAGATGGTATTGTCTTCAATAGTATTGGTACTTATAATGCCAAACTTTCGGGAGGTACTGATTATGGGTCAAAAACTTCAATCACAACTTCTGGTGCTTTAAACGCAACTCTACCAAGTTTGGTCAGTGGTTATGCTCTTCTTGAAAATGCAGATGAGTATGTAGTCGATTTCCTTATCATGGGTACTGCTGCATTTGGTAAAGAAGAATCACAAGCACTTGCAAACAAACTGATTGCGGTTGCCGAAGCAAGAAAGGATGCGATTGCGTTTATCTCACCATATAGAAAGGCATTTATTACTGATACTGCGGTTGGTTCTGTAACCATTGAAGACTCAGAAACAATTACAAATAATGTAATTGGTTTCTATGCTCCATTAAGTTCTTCATCATATGCAGTATTTGATTCTGGATACAAGTACATGTATGACAGATTCTCCAATACATTCAGATATGTACCTTTGGCTGCTGATGTTGCTGGTACATGTGCCAGAAATGACATCAACAACTTCCCATGGTTCTCACCAGCAGGGACACAGAGAGGTGCAATCCTCAATGCAGTAAAACTTGCATATAACCCAAATAAATCTCAAAGAGATAGACTTTATGGGAATAGAATTAACCCAGTAATTTTCTCACCTGGTGCTGGTATTGTTCTATTTGGGGATAAGACTGGTCTTGCTAAAGCATCAGCATTTGATAGAATCAATGTTCGTCGTTTGTTCATCTTCTTAGAAGATGCAATTTCTGCTGCTGCAAAAGATCAACTCTTCGAATTTAATGATGAAATTACAAGAACAAATTTTGTAAATATCATTGAACCATTCCTCCGTGATGTACAAGCAAAGAGAGGTATTTTTGATTATGTTGTAGTATGCGATGAAACTAACAACACTGCTTCAGTAATTGACAACAATGAATTTGTTGCCGACATTTACGTTAAACCAGCAAGATCAATCAATTATGTTGGTCTGACATTTGTTGCCACCAGAACTGGTGTTGCCTTTGAAGAAGTAATTGGTAACGTTTAATTCATTAAAAGAGGTTTAAAAAACAATGGCTAATCGACAGCAAAGAAATTCAATCCCACTAAGAAAAATTACTGATTTTAAAGGTAAATTAGCTGGTGGTGGTGCAAGACCCAATTTATTTGAAGTAGAACTCGCATTTCCAAATGAAGTTCAAGTAGATAATGAAGTTCTTAATAAGGCAAGATTTCTTGTCAAGGCAGCTGCTCTTCCAGCATCAAACATCACACCAATTGACGTTCCTTTCAGAGGTAGAATTCTGAAAGTAGCAGGTGATAGAACATTCGATACCTGGACTATTACAGTTATCAATGATGTTGACTTTGATATCAGATCTGCTTTCGAGAAGTGGATGAATGTTATCAATAAGATGGATAATGCAACTGGTTTAACAGATCCAGCAGCATATCATAAAGATGCAATGGTTCATCAACTAGATCGTGATGGTTCTATTCTCAGATCTTATAAGTTCTGGGATGTATTCCCAACTAATATCTCCGCAATTGATGTAAGTTATGAAACCGGTGATACCATTGAAGAATTCACTGTAGAACTTCAAGTTCATTGGTGGGAAGCATATAGAGGAACATCTGCAAAAGCAGGTGGTGAGGATATTGCCTAAATAGTAAAATAACAGTCTAGTTAAGATTATAATGGCAAAACTTTTTGGTTTTTCAATTGAGAATAATAAAGATAAAACACCTTCAATCGTCTCCCCCGTTCCTCAAACCAATGAGGACGGGGTTGATAATTATATTGCTAGTGGTTTTTATGGTTCTTATGTAGATATTGAAGGTGTCTATAGAACTGAAACAGATTTAATAAAAAGATATCGTGAAATGGCACTTCATCCAGAAGTAGATGGTGCTATAGAAGATGTTGTTAATGAAGCAATTGTTAGTGATCTCTATGACTCACCAGTAGAGATTGAACTTTCTAATGTAAATGCTAGTGATAAATTAAAGAAAACTATTAGAGAAGAATTCAAAACTATTAAAGAAATCATGGACTTTGATAGAAAGTGCCATGAAATCTTTAGAAACTGGTATGTAGATGGTAGATTATATTACTTAAAAGTTATTGATGTTAAAAACCCCCAGGAAGGAATTAAAGATCTGAGATACATTGATCCAATGAAGATCAAGTTTATCAGACAGGAAAAGAAAAAGAATGGTAGGGATTCTTTAGGAGGTGTCTATCTCAATCAAAAAGATAATGAAGATGGATATAGTAGTATTTCACCAGAACTAGAAGAATATTTCTTATATACACCAGCAAGTCAGTCTGGCATTCCAAACTCAGGTAGACAAAAAAATTCGATTAAGATTGCAAAAGATTCTGTAACATATTGCACTTCTGGACTTGTAGATAGAAATAAAGGTTCTGTTCTTTCATATCTACATAAAGCAATCAAAGGTCTCAATCAACTCCGTATGATTGAAGATTCTCTGGTTATCTATAGATTATCTAGAGCACCAGAACGTCGTATTTTCTATATTGACGTTGGCAATCTTCCTAAGGTAAAGGCAGAACAATATCTTCGTGATGTTATGATGCGTTATCGTAACAAACTTGTGTATGATGCAAATACTGGTGAAGTTCGTGATGATCGTAAGTTTATGTCCATGATGGAAGACTTCTGGCTTCCCAGAAGAGAAGGTGGTAGGGGAACTGAAATCACCACACTTCCTGGTGGTCAAAACCTCGGTGAACTTGCTGATATTGAGTATTTCCAAAAGAAACTCTATAGAGCACTTGGAGTTCCTGAGTCAAGAATTGCTTCTGATGGTGGTTTCAATCTTGGTCGATCTTCTGAGATTCTGAGAGACGAACTTAAGTTTGCTAAGTTTGTTGGACGTTTGAGAAAGAGATTTGCTCAAATGTTTAATGACATGCTGAGAACGCAATTGATTCTCAAGAATATTGTCACTCCAGAAGATTGGGAACAAATTAGCGATCATATTCAATACGATTTCTTATATGATAATCAGTTTGCAGAACTTAAAGAATCAGAACTTCTCAATGAAAGATTAGGAACTCTTGCAACCATTGAACCATATATCGGAAAATATTATTCAACTCAATGGGTTCGTAGAAAAGTTCTTCGCCAGACTGATGGGGAAATGGAAGAAATGGATGAGCAAATTGAACAAGAGATTGCAGATGGTATCATTCCAGATCCAAACTCTGTAGATCCAATCACAGGAGAACCATTACCTCAAGATGGTGGGATGATGGGTGATGTTCCAACAGAACCAGGTATGGAACAACAATCTATGATTACTGATGCCGAGTTTCAAAAAGATACTAAAAAGGCAGAAATATAAATAAACGTATATAGTGGTCTATTTTTATGGAAGAAATTGTAAATTTAATTACTACTGATGCACAACCTAGTGCCATCAGTGATGAAATTAAGAATGCTCTTTATGCTACTGCATCTAAAAGAATTGATGCTATTAGATCAAAGGTTGCGAATTCACTATTTGATCAGTCAGAATCAGAGGAAGAATAATGAATCGTACTCTTTTAATCGGTGATCAAGTATCACTAGGAACTACTTCTGGAGATGCAAGTAGCATTTCAAATGCAACGGTTGTTAGACTATTTAATGGACATACTGATGTTGCAACTGTAAGTATGACAAGTGGTGTTGGTGCTGCTGGCACTGTTACTTTTACAATGCCAGCAAAAAGCGTTGAATTTCTTGAAAAAGCTGCTGGTTATGTTATTTGGGCATCCGACAATGATGTGAAGGCAAACAAAGTAGGATTTACTGGATAATCAAATGAAACTAATCACAGAAGAAATTTCAAACGTACAAATTATTGCTGAAGGCAAGGGATCCAATAAAAAGTTGTATATTGAAGGTGTATTTCTTCAGGGAAATCTGAAGAACAGAAATGGGAGAATGTATCCCATGGAAACTCTTTCACGTGAAGTAAAGAGATACAATGAAACTTTTGTTCAGAAAGGGCGTGCTCTTGGTGAACTCGGACATCCAGATGGACCAACTATAAATC